ATAATATTGAAACTATTAATCAAAATCTAAATGTGGATGTTTCTGCTCTTCCCAGAGCACAGACAGATGTTCCTCCTATGGGGGGAGCATCAGTGAAACAGTATGTTTCACCTAGTTTTAACGTCGGCGTGATTTCCGGCAATAAAGTTAACTCTAAGTTAGCTATTAAGTTATCGAAGTCATCTAAGACTTTGATACCGCTCTGTACACGTTTAAGTGTACTTACTCATAAATATAGAAATCCGCATGACCGTAGTGGTCGTTGCCGTTTTCTTTATAATTATGAGATTGGTTCTCTCTCTCGGTTAAATCTTAGACGACTTTTCCGTTTGAGTCCCAATGACTGGCGAAGAATCCAGTCAATCTGGATGTCTTATGGCACTCTCGTGCTTGGACATCCAGACCTAAATCTTAGTTTAAACGATAAATGGCTAATTGATTCCATTTTGTCGTTTAAGTTGAGATTCATCGACTACATTTTACGTGGATCGAAAATTGAAACCATCAAGTGTAAAGCTGACAAGAATTCTTTAGCTGCTAGGGACAAAGTGCCCGACCTTAGGTCCAACTTAAAGATTTCTAAGAAAAGCATCTTACGCTTGAAGCTTCAGTCTTCGAAACTGTTAAATGTAGAAGATTATCTTAAAGGTTTGTCTACTCTGTTTCAATGGAAACTATTTTCTAATGATATGAATAGACATAAACCATACGATAATATTCCAAGAATTTTTTCTTGGAATATCGAGTTTAAGTACCCGATACTAAGTATTTTTGGAGGACATCTCTCATATTATAGAGGTTTGTTCTCTAAATTCTTTGTATGTAATAGAAATACCTTGATAGTGCTTGCAACTTTGCGCAGCGCTGGTAGATCTTTACCTTGCTCTAGTGAGCAAAGAGTAAAAGATGACGTTGACGCTTCCAAAAAAGTCTGGCGTTCATCTTTTAACATTGAGTCTGAACTTTTACCTAAGGTGGTTAAAGCTATTAAGACCGTGCTTTCAGAACTTAAAGTTCCGAGTTTGCCGATATCAAGCCATCTTAGCTTGACTACATCAGCGACATTTGACTCCACACGTGAACATGGTGGTCAGTCATCTGAGGTACGTAGTACTCTTAAGATTTTATCATCAAAAGGTTATTTTGTGGATAATCCACTTGAGAAACAGTTTGATGATGATGTACTCTGTGATGCCTTTGGAAACAAGGTCACTACACAGTCGTGTTTACTTAGTAAACCAAAGCTTCGATTCAACGATGTCATTTATCGTGACCTTAAAGTTGAACACTCAGTTGCTGTCAACTGTACGAAGCTTAGATTACCTGATTTTGACATGCTTAATGCAGGTCATAAGCTACTTTTAATAGCATCAGGACAACTCCAGGAGTTTGGAAAGTTTGAACCACAACCTGATATTCAAGTTCGACTTAACAGTGGAACTTTAGTACCGTTGTGGAGAAAAACTTTAGGTTTATCTTATAAACCTCATACTATTCCTGTTCGGCTTGCAGCCTCTGCTACAGCTGGCTGCAAAACGCGAGTAGTAACAATTAATAAACTATGTTTCCAACTTATTGGTACTTATATGCACCATCAAGTAGAAACATTGCTTAATAATTCCCCAATTTATAAAATGGGACAGTCTTCTTTATGGTATGCTGTTGAGTTGTTTAATCTTGATAAAAAAGATTATTTCTACTCAGCGGACCTAAAGTCGGCGACTGACTATATACCTTACCAGTTGCTATATTTGATATGGTCCTGGTTTGGTCGTTTTCTTCGTTTTAAGAACGAAAACCACCCTTTCCTCGTTTTTCTTGATATTATATATTTCCCAAGAGAAATACATGTACCAAGGCGATTTCGAGGTGGTGACGAGACTTCATTTCTTGCGTCCCGAGGCTCCTTAATGGGAGATCCAATATCTTTTATGACACTCTCTTTGGTGAGTCTCGTATTGGATAGACTTTTTAAGAATATGACTGGGTCATACTTGCACTCTCCCTCTCTAGTTCTAGGTGACGATTATGTCACAAAATTTAGAACTAGAGATGAGTGTTATCAAGCATCTAGACTAACTGAGAAGTTGGGTCTTATGCTAAGTAAGAAGCATGGCTTCTCAAGAAGAGCTCTAGTTTTTGCAGAGAGTGTTTCCATAAGAGTTGACCGTAGTCTTCTCTTTGTGGACACTCTCAAGCTAAGGCTCCTGACTAATTGTCCAAGTACTCGTCTAGGCGACGAAAGGACATCTTTTCTAGGTAAAGCACTAGAATTAAGTAAACTCATCTCTTACACAGAAAGTAAGACCCAGGAGTATTTACTTCAGACTATTTTCTGGCAAAATGTGAAAACATTTTACGGAATTAAAGTCTTACGTACCAACATGCCCCTATGGCTTCCATTTGAGCTTGGTGGACTTAACTTCCCTTTAAAGAAGTTTAATGATAATAATGTACGTAATAAATACATACATTATTTTAATCATTTTGATCGTGATTTGTCTGAGACTGAACAGTTTGTTGAGTCTCTACAACTTTGCAATATTTATCATAACTCTCGAAAGGGAATTGATGATAATATTGATCTCGCGATTAATACATTTTTAGTGTACTTTAAGTATTTTACAGTCGGCTCTAGTCTTAACGGACTACGAGTCGGAGTATTATACACAAGATCTGATCTACGTTTAAATTATCTTGACGTAGAAAAAGATGTACCGACTATGTCTGGTATGACAACTCTTGAGATAGCACTCGAGTCATGTTGTCTTTTCTCCATACGACGTGTGATCGATCGAATAAATCGTCACATATCTTTTGGAAAAGTGCTTACATCTGATGTTAAGCCCCTTACGCATTCCATTTTTAAATGGCTTGCGAGGGCAAAGAAATTCTGGTCACTTCGAGTCCGAAACAGACCCGTAGATGAGAACGTTCTTTATGCTCCTTTAAGTAGCATTGTCAAAGATTTTAATAAACGTTTGGATCTTTTTGCTTATATTCCAAACGGATCATTCCTAAAGAATGATTTATTAACTTTGAATATTTCGCCATTTGACCCTATTGATAATAAGGCTTATGCGACAACTAATAATTATGTTGGTATCGCTAATTCTCAAATCCGTGCCGGTTGCCCGGAAGGTAGTAATATAACTTACCTATGCGGTGAGAAGAAGGATCTCGATTGGCCATTTAAGATTTCGATATGGCCAATTTGTGACTGACAGTTCAGTCATTTAGTATTTGAGATATTCAATGCTCTTTGAGCAATGATCATTCGTGATCAGTGTGTCTTACGCACTGTCAAGAATTCTTTAAGGTTTAGCGATAGACCGGTGCACCAAGTGCGCCATACCTAAACGGATCTAAGTATGGAGGGTCTAATCAACCTTCTTAATATATGATTGGATGACAAACTGTCACCTAGTACTTGTGGAACTGGTTCCACAACTACAGTCAATCAAAATTTTGCTCGTTAGAGCTTAATTTTCTTC